GGTAGATGACGTTGAAACGTATCTCGAACGTACAGACACTGCCACTGTAGATAAGATCCCAACATTTATCATGTTGGCTGAGCAAATTATTGCCTCTGAAATTAAGTTTATGGGCAATTTGACAGTCAACACGTTTAATATGACGCAAGGCAATGCAGTCATAGAAAAGCCCGCACGTTGGCGTAAGACTGTGTCAATGAACATTCTTGTAGATGGGCAAAAGCAACCCGTATTGCTTCGCAAATATGAGTATCTGCGCAATTACTGGCCTGACGCAACGGAAGAAGACATTCCACTTTTTTATGCAGATTACGATTACTCACATTGGCTGGTGGCACCCACACCTGCCGCTGCATATGCTGCTGAAGTGCTATATTATGAGCGTATTCAACCGTTAGATTCTTCAAATCAAACTAATTGGTTTACCATGTACGCGCCACAAGCATTGCTATATGGTACTTTATTGCAAGCAATGCCGTTTCTTAAGAATGATGGCCGCGTGCAGCTTTGGCAAACCATGTATAGTCAATACATGGCAACATTGAAAGCGGAAGACTTACAGCGTCTGGGTGATCGTCAAACTGTTGCAGTAGACTCATGAGCACTTATACTTCTCCGTTTGACGGCGACGTTGTACAGCCTACAGACGTAAGCTACGCCGCATACACTATATCAACAGACCTCGTACTTGCGTGGCCTGTAAATGGCAATACGACCAATGACATAGTTGCTCGTATTATGGAGATCACCACTACTGCGGCAGGGCTAAAAGTTTTTATGCCTCCTGCAACGCAGGTGTCTGTTGGGCAAGATGCACTTATTTCAGTTAGTGGTAGTTACGATGTTGACATCGTTGATAATGATGGCGCCGTAATTTGCACAGTTGCAGTAGGCGAAAGTCAATACATCTATTTAACTGACAATAGTACTGATGCAGGCGCATGGGGTGTTATTGCATTTGGCGCTACAACGTCAAGCGCGAATGCTGCAACACTTGCAGGCGCGGGCTTATTGGCAATCAGTACTACGCTTAACCAAAGCCATCCTACTACTAGCGTATCCAATGGGCAAACTTTTACGTCAGCAGCACGCGCCCAAGTATTGATTTGGAATGGTGGTGCAGGCTCAGGCACACTTGACACTGCAACGACATTAGGTGACAATTGGTTTATCCTTTTTAAGAATAATGGCTCAGGTACTTTTACTCTTACATGCACTGTGCCTGACGTAATTGATGGTGGACTAACCAAAGCTTTTGCGCCTAACGAATCTGCGTTTATTATTTGCACAGGCGCAGACTTTGTGACAGTAGGCTATGGCGTTAACACCAGTTTTGCATTTACTGCATTGGTTAAGCCTATTGTTGCAGGCACATACACACTTACCAACAATGAGGCCTCATCCACTATTCAGGAGTTTGTAGGTACATTGACAGGCGATGTTATTGTTGTTTACCCTGAGATTGCCAATCTGTATGTTGTGTCCAATCAGACCGTTGCAAGTGCCTATACTTTAACAATCACAACTAATGCTGTAGGCGCAGCATTTGCCGTCGTACCACCTGGCCAGCAAGCAACCTTAGTTTGTGACGGCACAAATTTCTATAATGCAAATACAGTGCAGGCAGGTGCCACAGCAATCAGTTTGATAAACGGCACAGTTGCTACGCCTGCATTAAATTTCTTGCTTGAGACATCTACAGGTCTATATAGACCCGCAGCAGGTCAATTAGGCTTTAGCATCTTGGGCACGCAGCGTATGTTGCTGTCTTCTACAGGCATAGCTGTTACGGGCTCAGGTACGTTTACGACAGGCATTACAGGGGGGTCATTTTAATGACTACCAAAGTCTTTGCACTTGATACAAAACCTGGCATTCAGCGTGATGGCACAGTTTTTGATAAAGATGTCTACAATGATGGGCGTTGGGTAAGGTTTCAACGCGGACGACCACGTAAAATGTGGGGCTATAGAGAAATCATTGACAATTTGGCAGGTCCTTCTAGAGGCATCTATATGGATCCTAGAGCCAACTTTACAAATATCTATAGCGGTTTTAACAACGGCTTACAACTTTTGCCTATTGACAACAATGGCATAGGCACAGGCTTGATTGACTTAACACTTTCAAATTTCACGCCCAGCAATGACAATGTGTGGCAATTTGACGCGTTACGTGATGTAGGCGGCGCAGGCGCAGATCTTCTTCTTGCGCATCCCGGTAGAAATTTAAGTGACATCAACAATCAAATTAACACGCCTGTGCTTGCAGGTGACATTGCAGGCACTACGTTTGCACAACTATATGATACTGCGTCAGGCGATCCGGTTGAAGTTTCAGGCGGTGTAGTGGTATTACACCCCTACGTGTTTGTGTATGGCAATCAAGGCTTGATTAAGAACTGCTCTGCGGGCAATCCGTATGATTGGTCAAGCCCCGATGCTAATGAGGTCAACGCAGCGTCAACAAAGATTGTGCAAGGCTTGCCTGTTCGTGGTGGCTCTAACGCACCATCCGGTCTTTTTTGGTCGCTTGATTCATTGGTACGTGTAAGCTATCAGCCTGCCACAGTTGGAGCATCACAAATTTTTTGGCGGTATGACATAATTTCTAGTCAATCATCAATTCTTTCCAGTCAATCAGTCATTGAGTACGATGGCATCTACTATTGGTGTGGTGTCGATCGTTTTCTAATGTACAACGGCGTTGTAAAAGAAATTCCGAATCCGTACAATCAAAACTGGTTTTTTGACAACTTAAATTACGCACAGCGCCAGAAAGTTTGGGTAAGCAAAGTTCCGCGATTTGGTGAAATTTGGTGGTTTTACCCGCGTGGAGAGTCATTAGAATGCAATGATGCTGTGATTTACAACATACGGGAAAATTGCTGGTATGACGCAGGCACTGCATTAGGCGCATATCGTTCTGCAGGTTATTTTTCTCAAGTATTTCATTACCCTGTTAACGCAGATTGGACGCCTAATAGCACGACTGCGATTGATTTGATTGACATCACAAACCCGGGCTCAGGCTATACAGATGGCGTATATAATAATGAGCCTTTGACAGGCGGTACAGGCACCGGTGCAACAGCTAATATTACTGTTGCAGGTGGCGTAGTTACTTCTATTGTGATGGAAAATCGGGGTATAGGCTACACGGTAGGCGATTTACTAAGTGCAGCATTACCTGCAGGCATAGACTTTACAGCAACAGTTACAGCTTTACGGACTTACGTTTCTCTATACCAACATGAGATTGGCGTAAACGCAATCAAAGGTGGTAACACGTTAGCTATAGAGTCGTATTTTGAGACTAACGACTTAGGCGCTGTATCAGGCGGGCCTTCGCAGCCTTCAATGGTTGGTGATAACGTGTGGCTGCGGCTTGAACGAGTAGAGCCTGACTTTATTATGTCTGGAGAAATGGAGCTTTACGTCACAGGTAGGCCATATGCACAAACAGCAGATTATACGTCTCAAGCCTATCTCTTTGATGAAAATACAGGTAAAATTGACATGAAAGAGCAACGGCGTGAGTTGCGGCTTAAAATTGTGTCCAATACGTTGGGTGGCAATTACCAACTGGGTAGAATGCTACTTAATGCTGACATTGGCGATGTGAGAGGCTACTAATGACAGCACCTGCGCTTGTATACGATCCTCGCGGTCACACGTTTGAATCTTGGGCATCACTTATGTGTGAGCTGTATGCTACACAGCAACTTGAAGTGCCTTCTGCAATGACTGATTGGCGTTTATGGGGTGAAGGACTGAAAGCAATTAACATTTTTGTTGATGATGGCGTACCAGGTACTTCTGCGTTTGCAGACTGGCAAGAATGGGCAGAAGCACTTGTCAATATCGTAAACCATCAGCAATTAGACTAGCATGAATTTTCTTGAGCTTCTTAACGCTGTCGCACAAGTTGCAAAGCCTGCGCATAAAGACGACATTAACATTCAAAGCATGGTTGAAAAGCTGGCCGACGCTGATGTGGACTCGCTCGATACGCTAATGCTTGTCATGTATCTGTCAATCATTTATGGCATACCGGATGAAGCAAGTAAAGACTTTCATCCTGTAACGGCAGAAGAGCTGCTCGACTTTATCAAAAAACACAAAACTAAAGAGCCTGCGTCTATAGATCAAGCATTAGAAGAAATCAAATGATCTATCTTTCAGACTATCGTTGCGCATATACAACTGAGACGCAGTTGTTGGACACAATCAAATATCCGCAACAAGTTAATTTATTTCCTGACACGCTTGAAAAGCTACAAACAGGTTTATTTTACGCGCCGCATCGCGTTGCTGATAAAGTCATCGATAAAGAGTTGGCAAAATCTTTACGTGAAGATGAAGAAGCAAAGACAGCATTTATCTTAGCTGCAGGTAATAGTAATTTTGCAGGCATAAATCCTCGTAAGATGCCTGACAACGTGCTTACATATGAGTATAAATTTTTGCCTCTTACACTTACGCATGTATGGGCAGGTAGAACAGCACAAACTTTTGGCGTAAAAGATTACACGGCGACGGATGCTACAGCATGTGCAAGTAGCTTAAAAGCTTTGATGGATGTGCAAACTCTGATACGCTTTTATGACTTTGATCGTGTGATTGTCCTAACTGTTGAAGACCAGGTATCCAATTTGACGTTAGAGTTTTTTGGTGAAGCACAAGCATCTTTGCAATGGAAAGACGAGCAAGAGGGTGTTATGCCTTCAGCGTTTGACAAAGCAAATTTTGGGTTTCATGTAGGTCAAGGCGCGGCGCTGGCAATTTTTGAAAATGAGCGCACGATTCATCGCCGTGGCGTTACGCCAAAAGCAAAATTGTTAGGCGCATATACGACCTCTGAGATATGTGCCAATGCAATTGGGCAAAGCCAAAATGGTGAAGGCTTTGAAAAAGCAGCAGTTGGCGCATTAAAGCTAGCCAATATTGCGCCTAAAGACGTTGCTGTGATTAAGACGCATGGCACAGGCACAAAGTCAAATAATCAAGCTGAAAAAACTGCAATCAATAGCGTGTTTGACGACTTTGTTGCAACTTCATACAAGCAAAAAATTGGGCATACAATGGGCGCAAGCGGGTTGCTTGAGACTTGCATGCTAATTGATGACATGCGCAAAGGCATTGTGCCTTGCATAGTCAATCGTACTGAAGAAGACGACACATTCTTATCGCATGACATCGACGCGCCACAAGGCGCAATTATGTCGTTGGCTGCAGGTATGGGTAATGTATACGCTGCCTCTGTAATGACTATGGAGATGTAAGATGCCTATAGACTCTAAAAAGCAAAAATTAAATACCGGGCAAGTCATTACTTTATGGCTTAAAGACAATCCACAAAAGTATCCGCCTGAAGTTGTTTTGCCTGCAATTCTTAAAGAACTATCTTTGCCTAATGCGCAAGTAAAACAGCTAGGCAATACTGTGTTTGAAGTGTTGATGGGTGAGGGTGACGCCGCGTTCTTTAAAGCTTTTAATGTTGATACAGGCGCAAATTTTGTTGCAAATAGCAAAAAATTCTGTGTCTGGGCGCGTAACACATTAGGCTTACATACACTTGTAACGCAATTTGCTGATCAACGTATTGAGACTGTCTTTAGACATATAGCAGCAAAGCCTCCTATGGAAGGCATGGGCTATCAAGTCTTTAGAACTAAATCAGGTGATACGCGAATTGCGTTAAACTTAGGGGAATAAAATGGCAGCTATTGTAGAAGCCATATCTGATGTAGGTGAAGCAGTTGGTAATGTTGTAGGCGCAGTAGGCACAGCAGTTAGCGATGTCGTCAAAGCTGTAGATGACAACATCTTACAACCTGCAGTCAAAGTTGTTGACAACACAGTACAGGCTGCGCTTAAAGACCCTATTGGCACTGCTGCCAAAGTTGCTGCAGTTGCCACAGGCCATCCAGAATTACTGCCACTTATATCTGCAGCAGATGCCGCAGCGCATGGCGCAAGTCTTGAACAAATCGTAACAAGCGCAGCTATATCGCAAATTAGCAGTGGCGTAGGTGGTGAGTTTGCTGAGTTCACAGACAGCGCTCTTGCAGGTCAAGCAGCTGCAGGCGCAACGTCTGCAGTGTTGCGAGGCCAAGATCCTGTAAAAGGCGCGTTGTCAACTGTTGTAAATGCAAACTTAAATGCTGAGCTTAAAGACGCGTTTAATCAACCTGAGTATTCTGGTGGGTTACCGACTGAGACGCCTGTAGAAGAGCCTGTTGAGACACCTGTAGAAACGCCTTACGCGTTTACAACTGATTATGGCAGTGGCGCAAATTATAGTCTTACATCTGATACACCGCAACCTGATGTTGGAGGATTGCAATACGCGGTGCCTGAAAGTGACATAGACGCAACCGATATTGACTATACGCCTGACTACAGTCTAACACCCTCTGAGCCCGCCCCTGATACCGGCGGATTGCAGTATGGCACCACGCCTAGTTTAAGTAGTATGGGAGGAGGCGCAGGCCTTACATACGAAGTACCTGGTGGCGTAGTTAGCTCTGCAGGTTTTACGCCTGACTTTTCAAGTCCTAATCTTGGTGATCCCAATTCATTTATCAATGACCCAGACACACTAGGCATACCTGTAAGCATGGTTGAAACGTCTCCTAACGTTTGGGTGCCATCGTTTAATTTTTCGGGTGTGCTATTTGGCCCCCAAGGTACTCCTTTACAACCTACGCAAGAAGAAGGTTCTACGCAGCAAGGCACTACAGCACAGCCTGTTAAATCTGATGCCGGTGCGTTGCCCACTTCATTAACCCCTACATGGCTACATACAACATCACCCGATACGGAGTCTACAATGGCTATAACCGCGCCAACGCTGCAGCAGCTATTTCCCCAACTAACCAGCGCTGACCCTAGACTGCTGCAGTTACTGTCAAGCCGTAGCGGAATGCCCAGTTACTATAACTATGGGCAACCTGTTAATGCGCCTACGTCATTATTGGGGGCTAGCTTAGGAGCGTTACCTTCTCCTGGCATACCTGTTAGAGCATTGCAAAGTACCTATAATCCATTAGGCGCAAATACTGCAAGTGGCTCAAACTTGACATCTACAGGTCTTTCATTGCTAGGCGGCTCGTCAATGTCTGGTTATGCACAGGGTGGCAATGTTGAAAAGCATAATCCGCAGTTCATTACTGGTAAGACAGGTCATTATGTACAGGGTGCTGGCGATGGGCAGTCTGATTCGATTCCTGCAATGCTTGCTGATGGTGAGTACGTGTTTGACGCTGACACTGTTGCAGCGCTAGGCAACGGCTCAAACGCCGCAGGGGCTCGTGCACTTGATAAATTACGTGAAAATCTTCGTAAGCATAAACGCTCGGCAAAACCAGGTGACATTCCTCCACCTGCTAAATCTCCTCTCGCATATATGAAGGGCTAATCATGGCACTAACTCAAGGCTCTCCGCTACCAAACATTACAACTTCACAGACGCAGGCAACGTCTGCACCAAGTTGGTATACTGACTATCTCAGTAATTTAGCAGGTCAAACAACGGCTGCAGCGCAAGGTGCGCAATTTGTAGGCGCACAGCCTTTACAGCAGCAAGCTTACAATTTGGCTCAGCAAAATGTAGGTATATCACAGCCTACACTAGCTGCTGCTACTAATTTAATGCAAGGTGCAGGTACAACTACAGCACCTGGTGTTGTCGGTCAGTACATGAATCCGTATTTGCAAAACGTTGTTGAGCAAATTGGTGCCTTAGGTCAACGCAATATTCAACAAAATTTGGCGCCTGGCGCAACAGCAGGTGCAGTAGGCTCAGGTCAATTTGGGTCAAAGCGTGGCGCAGAGGTATTGGGCAACACAATTCGTGATGCATTGCAAAATATTGGTGCGCAACAAGCCGGGGCGTTAGCCTCAGGCTATCAAAATGCAATCACCGCTGCACAAGCAGATCTTAGTAGACAGGCACAAGCAGCACAAGGTCTTGGCACATTGGCTGGGCAGCAGCAAACAGCCGGTCTTGCAGACATCAACGCGTTGGCAACACTTGGTGGTCAACAGCAACAAATGGCTCAAGCCGAGCAGCTATTTCCATTGACTACGTTAGGCACTGCAGCACAAAATCTGCGGGGCTATAGTATTCCTACATCAGTAGCTTCATCTTACACAGGCCCAATTCCTGGCGCATACGCAGCATCGCCTTTACAGCAGATCGCGGGTCTAGGCGCCATCATTGCAGGTGGCTCAACTACACCATTTGGAAAAGCATTAGGCGCTAGCTTAGGCGATTGGTGGAAAAATCTTGATCTTGGAAGTCTTGGTGGTGGTGGTGGTGAGATTGTTCCACCTGACTACACTGACGGTGGTATGGACACGGGAGGTTACGTTTTCCCTGACGAGATTGTTCCACCCGACTACACTGGTGGTGGTATGGACACTGGGGGTTACGTTTTCCCTGATAACTTTGAGTAAATTTTATTAGCTTAACGCATAGGCAATACCATGGCATTACCTACCACATTACCTGCGCCACCTACAATGTTAGGTGCTGATACTACAGCAAAACAAGAGTACTTTGACGCGTTAAATAAAACGCTGTTTGCTCTTGAAGATCGTGCTACGCGTGGACCTAATTGGTTTCAAATGGCAGGCGCATTGCTTGACCCGGGTCGTACAGGCAACGTAGGCGAAGCCATAGGTCGTGCTGCAACTATTGCAGGTGCGCAACAAGAACGTCAAGCTGAAATGGCATTGCCTATTGCACAAGTCCGCGCGCAATTGGCAGGTCAAAAGTACGAAATTGAGAATCAATCTAAAGCTTTACAGTTGATGGCAAGCACGTTAGGCATATCACCTCAACAAGTGCAACAGCAATTGCAAACTGGGAGTCTTCAACCTGATGCAATGACAAAGCTTGCACAAATTTACCCAGTGATTGCGCAACTCTCGCCTAAAGTAGGTGAGATTGTAAAGGGTACGTTTACAATGCAATCAGAGCTTGCTAAACAAGCACAAGAAGATCGTAAAGCAGGAATGACTCAAGCAGAGCTGGTTGCTAAATATGGTCCTGGTGTTCTAAACCTTATGCCCGGTGGAGGTATGGCTACTCAACCTACGCCCGTAAGTGCAACTCAGCCTCAGCCTGTGCCTTCAGCGCCTGCCCCTGCTGTGCCTACCCCTTTAGCCCCAACATCAGTGTCTACAGGTCGCACCCCTAGCGCGTATGAAGTTGCAACAGCACAACGAGATTTAAGCAGTCTCCTGGCACAGCGCAAACGAACTACGGATCCCGCGCAATTGCAAGAACTTGATACACGTATTCAGGCAGCACAACAAGTGCTATCTACATATGGAATTACACCACAATTGCAGCAAGGTGCAGCGCCACCTGTCATTGCAAAAACCGCAGGCGGTCTTGATCTTGGCCCAGACGTAGAAGGTTTGCCTCTTGGACAGCAAGCTGAAGTTAAAAGCACGATAGCTAAAAAGCGTATTGAAGAAACTGACAAGCCGTTTTACGCAAAACGTGATGAGATTTTGAATTCCACGCCACAGTTGATTGAAGCAAGCAATACTAATTTGCGCCAATTAGATCAGATTGCAAGACAAAAGCCACAAATCTTTGCGATGTTGCAAAAAGAAGGTGTGATTGCAGGTCTTGCTACAGCCGCGCAAGAAGGCGCACAATTGCAAGCAGGTCAAACAACAGTTAAACTTGGGTTGCCTGTTAGACAGTTTCTTGAAAAAGTCAAACTGTCTGAAGAAGATCAGCAAGCGGTGCGTGATGTTACGCGTATCCTCGGTGCAGAATTCTTGGCCAATGCAAAAACCAATCGCGGTTTGCTAGGTGTTAACCCAACTGACAATGACGCAAGGCTTTTGCAAGCGCCAATGGTAAGTATTGATGACTCGGCTAAAGCTGTTCAACTCTGGGCTCGTACGCAAATATTGACCAATAAGCAGCGCGCTGATCTATACAACGCACTTTCTGAACATACAGAGCGCGCAGGTGAAACAAGCAGCCCTCGTAAGTTTTTCTCTCCTGGTAGCATATACAGCAAGATCAATAAAGACTATGCAGAATACCGCATGAAGCTCTTTAGACAATTTCATCCGGAGTAAATTATGAGTGATGACGTAGACGAGCAAGATAACAACCCACTTGCAGACCTTGATCCGGTCTTTTCTGAGCCGATTGGCACAATAGTAAAAGCAAAGCCTGCGGCAAAAGGAAGACAACCCCTTGCACCTGTATTAGGCTTGACACCCGAGCAAGAAAAAATAGCAGCAGGTGGTGTAGGAGCAATTGCAGCGCCTGTTGCGCAACGTATGTTTGAGCGTGTAATACCACCTGCTGATGTGCGTGCAGCGCAAGGTGTCAAAGCAGCTTCACAAGAAGTTAAAACTGCAAACTTACTGCGTCAGCTTAGAGAAGAGCAACTACTTGCTGCTGGCTTTAAGCCCAGCGATCTTGTGACAGCACAAGATACGGCAGGCACTAAATGGATGCGCAATTGGGCAGGGGTTGATAAGCCTATTGCTGGCGGTGTGCCACAAGCATCCGCAGCGTATAATCGCATGAAAGGGCAAGGCCCTGTTACTAGTAAGATGACGCAGCGATGGGGGCCTATGCCTGCAGGTGAGCCAGGTAAACCTGCTGAGTCTCTTGTTGACCGTTTACTGCGCCAGAGCAGTGAAGCAGAAGCTGCCGCTGCACAACGTACTGCAGCAACTGAAGCCGCAGAAACAGCAGCCAAAACTCGATTGGCGCAAGCTACGCCAGGTCCGCTATCTGCAGTACGTCGTGGGTTGCAAGGCCCATTGGCGGGTGGTTTTGCAGGCCTTAGTTTTTATGAAGCATATCAACGCTACCTTGCAGGTGATCATTCTGCAGCTGTACTTGAAGCACTTGGTGGCGTAGGCGGGCTTATGACCATGGTGCCAGGTTTGCAATTACCGGGTGCTGCATTGGCGGGTGGTGCAGCAGGGGCACGATACATACAAGAACAATTACGTAATCCTGAGTCTGAGCCCCTGCCGGCAGCTACAATGAGTAATGTAGTAGCACCTTAACGCCGTAGACTTTGTGTAGTAAGCAGACTAAGAACTTGTTGCAAGAGATTTATTTGCACTTGCCTGACTTCTTCCAAAGTTAGTATTGCTTGCTCATCATTTTCATCTGTTGATGCCAGCTCAATTTGTGTTTGAATTGCATGTGCTATGCCATAGCGCTCAAGCATAGCACCTACGCTGAATGCTTCAATCCATACATTGAAGGGGTCACTCAATAAATGCATACTTTGAGTGCGCTCAAGCAATTCTAGCCATTCGTCATACCCGTTTTTAATGATGTCAGGCGGCTGCTTACCATTTAGATGCGCTGCTACCATCAACGTTGTCTCCATTTAATTAGCGTTGACACCACTGGGTCAGGCGTAGGTGCGGTAATACTTTCAACCCCACGTGCTGCCATAAGTCTAAAGTCAGCCCATTTCTTTTGATACACAGGATCTTCAGATGGTGGAGTCCAGCCATACATCTTACGCCAACGAATTGTGACGTCCGTCGTAGCAGGCGTATAGATGTAGTTTTCAAGTATGTCACTCATAGTGCAGCTCCTTTGGTGTTAAGCCATAGACGTAATGCTGACATCCCCCCACTGATAAGCACATGTTGAGAATATTTTTCGTACTTTGCTGATACAGAGTGGCTAATAAAGTTACGCATTAGCAAATACGCATCTGCTGTAGGGACCTCAGCATGTAATGCAGCGTCGACAGTAAAGCAGCGTATGTCAAATGTAGTACCAAACTCTGACATTATATGTCGAGCCTGATCATTTAGTAAACCGACAATCACTATACGCTTTTTATTTGCTCTTGCGCCATCATATGTAGGGTTATGCTTATGCACTACAAACGTATGCTCAAGCTCTTTAACTTCATATGCAATGGTTGACTTGATTGTAGTAATTGCGCGTGCAACCAGTGCTTTAATCAGCTCTTCGAACATTGTGTCTATACTTGCAAGTGTATGCGCTATTGCAGGCACCGGCGTCTCAGTTTGAGCCGTAGTTTCCGCAGCAATTGGAGAGGCTGTGGCTGCAGCGCGTAAACTAGCTTTATATTGCGTCTTTAGTGCGTCAATATCGCGTGATACAGTTGATCGTGTTTTTAACGTTCGTTGCCTGTGCTTAGGCAAGACGTTTGTTTGCGCAACTTTAATCGCAGTAAAAGGTGACATACCACCTATCTGATATAGTTTAAGTGCTTCAGCTATGACAAGCGACTTTTCTGTAGATGTCCAATAAATGCGTGAAGTCATACAACGGTCCTTTCAAAAGTCAAAAAAGTGTATAAAAGCAATACACATGCTAATTATACATTAAGCAGCCACTTTGAAAATGCGTGGGCTGTGTCGACGCTTTTCTGCATTAGCAAATGCGCTTCATACCTACTAATACGAGGCGGCGTATCATCAACTGGCACATGCGTACCATTAGATAGGATGGCATTGAACATTTGCATTCTTGATTCGTAAACATGAAATGAGCCTACAGACACTGTAAGCGTACCCATTTCTGCAAGCAGTAGTTGCGCTACAATTTCTTGCAAAAATGAGAATGTAGGCAAGTCATTTGCCATGCCCCAAAGAATGTCTTGGCTTCGCATAATGACACGTGCATTGAGCTTGCCATTTCTAAGTCTAAACTCAATTGCCAATGTGCAAGGTACATCTTTTGCTTCTAAGTCCATGTGGTCTACGTCGGAGCCATACATAGGTATGACTGCTCGGCGTGACATAGGATCTACAGTTAACAAACGCTGTATAAATCTTACGCCATGCGGGCCAAACCAGTAGCTGCCGTAATTGCTATTTAGCTTACCATTGAGTACTATTTTTCCCCATTGCGCAGCATGCTCTGCGATGGATAGATCATGTGGATCGGCTTTGACGTACCACATCATCTCTCGTTTAAGATACTTAAGATTAAAGTTCCGCCCTTCAAAAGAGTTAAATCGTACAAAGGGATTACAAACATACGTAAAGTTTTCAATTTCCAAGCATCGCTCACCCCTAGGTTGCGACCATTTGCCTTCTTGCCCTAAGACTTTATATAAGTTGAGTAACTCTACTTCAGTTCTAACGTTCATTTCCATAGTCAGCCTCGGTAATGTGATAGGGTTGGTTAGGAAAATTTTGCATATGATACAGGGGCGGTGGTAAACGGCGTGCCGATACGTTGTTGTTTAGAGCCCATGTATAGGCATTGTTGCCTAATGCAAAAATTTTGCTTGGCTTCAATGAAGCAATAAAGCTTGGATTTGCAGGTGTGCCTTGATATGTTTGTGTGTTAATCCAGTAAAGCTCAGACTCTGCAATACCTTCACGCTCAAGCGTTTCTGCAAGCATACGGCTAGGTCCATCGTTGTCTTGAAAGTTGATAAACGGGACAACGGCTGCTGTGGGCCTTACATTTGCTCTGGGCCCCTTATCACATAGCATAAGTATGTTACCTTGCTTAAAACAGCCGCCACCAGAATGTTTATTGATGTATGACCTATCATTGAGCTGCGCAAGTAAGTCACTCAGTGCATCAGTTGTGTAGTCAAAATGCACAATAGGCAGTGCTGTATGCTGTCCAAGCTGCTCATATTCAGTATATACTGCTTGCAGTTGCTCAACTGTATCTAGGTACTCTTCATTTTGTCGAGCTACGAATGTTTTAGCGCATACGTCAAACGCAGGTTGACAATGAACGACTACGGCGCCTCGAGCCAACGCAACGCGTTCAAGCATACGTTTGCGTGGCATGTCAACTCTGTTCTCACCTTTACGATATACATTGCCATAGATTGGCTCAGACAGCCATGACCTATCCATGATAACGTTGTCGTTGTAGGTAAGAGCTTGCGACATTGAGCGAAAGAAAATCTTGCACAAGTCTTCAGACGACACGCCTTTATATGGCCCATGTTTAATGACATGAGTCATACGCGCATTATCAAGTTTTGTGCGTAAGGCTTCTGCAAGTGTAGTTTTACCACCACCATCAGGGCCTTCAAGAATAACAATCATGACAAAATACTCGTAAGTCGCGTAATTGTTGCATCGCGTGTTGCGTGATTTAGATTAAGTGCTTGCGTGGCTGCAACCAACTGTAATTGCGTGTCATCCATCTTCTCAAGCTCATGCAATGTATAGCTATATGAAGAGTCAATCATGCCTAACTCTTTAGGGTCGCCGCCTAGCACCGCACCGGCATGCGCAGCATGCAAATATCTTACACGCCACCAACCACAACCAGCATGAGCGTATGATGGACATAGAACGCCTTTATAGCCACCATATTGCCAGACAACATCGGTTTCAAGAATACGAGGCTGCCCCAACGCTTTACCGCCTATTGCATATACAGGCCATGTAAGTTTTTGCGCAGTAGCCCAGTCATGCGCGTCTTTAGACAGTGACGCGTTATACCACTCTGTCTTACGTAACCGCCAAGTCAGATGATGGCATGCCGGCAAGTCATACAACGGGGATGGATCCCATGACATAATCTGGTCAACAGGCAGATTCATCTTTTTGACGTTGCCCCATGGAAACAGGGGTGCCAGCCATTTATGATCAGCCAAGTCTTTTGCCGGGATGACGTGGTCCCAAGAAGGTAAGATCTTCTGGAAAGACCAATCATCCAAGCAAATAATAGCATCCATACGCTCACGCAAAACCCTCTGAGGGCCCATTGGGTGCACAGCATTATGGTCCAATGGATACAGGTACAAAAAGACTCTGTCAAAGCGTGCTAAGTCAGTGTCTTCATGCACATAATCATGCGTAACGTCATGCCCCATGCTTAGTAGCGCTTCACGCATTAGCTCAGGGATAGACACAAACTTTGTCGAGCTAGCACGATCAGGGTGATTGTTATGCGTCTCAGTAACGCCTGTAATAAGAATCTTCATGCTGCAGAGGGCACAGTCAATTCGATGTGCTTAAACGCCAAGTCATGCTTAATGTCACCTGGACGACCACCTGCGTTAATGTATTCACCAATAGTCATGCCTGTGCGGTATAAGGCAAACCGCGTATGCGCAAGTGTACCCTCACGCTTTGGGTTTACACTACTAAGTAGCGTAATGACAGACTTTTTAGAAAAGCGATGGCGACGTTGTTTCTCTTCGGTCATGAAGATTCTCCTAGTAAGTAAATAAAAAGTTGATAAGAAAAACCATACGGTTTATGCATACCTTTCAAACATCAACAGTCACAATTGTATCACGTTGCATGTAATCACGTACAGCGTTAAGCAGTTTTTGTTGTGTCTTGTCTTTGCGTTTTACCGCCAGCATGATGGCTTCATCCACAGTGTCACGTGCAATGATATGATGAACCACAATATGATTCTTTTGCCCTTGTCGCCATAGACGGCGAATAAACTGCTCATAGACTTCAAGACTCCAAGTTAGCGAGTACCAAATGACTGCATGGCCTGCGCCTTGTAAGTTTAGCCCGTGTCCTGCAGACATAGGGTGCGCCAATAAGACTGGAATTTCACCTGCATTCCATTTGTTAATGATGCCATCAAGCGCCTTGCCTATTACACCTGAACCAATGACAGGCGCGTTAGGGAAAGCAGCTTTAAGCCGTTCAAGATCATGTTGAAAATGGTACCCAATAATGCAAGGCTGCCCGGATAGTTCTTCAACCAATTCTTGCACGGCTTCAGTCTTTGTGTCATGAATATGCGTTGTAAGCTTGCCCTGCCCTGAGCCATCATCATCTAAGTAGGAGCCACCATTAGCAATTTGCTGGCCTTTCATAACGGCAACGGCGGCATTGACTGCTGTTACGTTGCCTGCCGCTAATTCAATCGTTAGATTATCTTCAAAGGCTTTATAGATTTTTCTTGCGTTTGCAGGTAGTTCTACATACAAGTCGTTATAAGTCAACTCGGGCAAATCTAGATGGTCCAGCGCTGCCATTCTAAGTACTTTACCCTCAAGCTGCTTGTAGATGCGCTCCTCGCCATCTGCTTGCAATCTCCATTCATACCCACCATAGCCTGATGGGTAAAAATACTCAGTTCTAAATCGAGAAATATAGGGTCCAAACGTTGCGCCTTGATCAATGATAAGCTGTGGACCGAAAATATCAAGCAAACTGTTTGGCGCAGGTGAGCCTGTTAAGCCCCAGCGACGATCAAACTTATTAAGCGCAGGTTTAAGCGTCTTAAATCTTTGTGTTTGCGTATTTTTCATGTAGCTGATTTCGTCAACAACAAGAATTTCAAAGGGCCAATGCTTGCCGTTTAGCTGTGATGATAGCCATTGCAAGCCTTCAAAGTTGATGACGTAAATGTCATGGTTTTGTCGTAGCACTTTATTCTTATTGCCACCATGCAAAACACCGATTGAGTAGTTTGAGAATTGCTCCCACTTTTTAACTTCTGCTGGCCAAACAGCATGCACGGGTCGCAAAGGCGCAAGCACTAGCATCTTTTTAACAACACCTTTCATACGTAAAGCACGGTATGCTGCCAGCACAATAGCAGTTTTACCTAAGCCTGGGTCTAGCCATAGTGCGCTTGAGCCTGTAGCAACTAAAAATTTGACAGCTTCTTTTTGATACTCATGAGGTTCCCAATACACGATTGATGTCCTCCTTAGAATACACTACATGAACTTTATGACCTACGGCTGCAAGGTCAGCATGCACTTTATTTTGCAATGCTGAGAGTTTACCACCGGGACGCTTAAGCTCAACCCACAAAACTTCGCCATTCTCCAACGCGACAATTCTGTCAGGCCAACCACGTGCAAACCTCACATGCAATTTCAATGTTAGAAGCTTATACTTTTTGCATTGTGCAGAAAAGTATGCTTCTAAATCTTTTTCGAGTATGACTTTAGCTACCATTGGCAAGGTCCACCATTAGATTTTCTAAAATGACACCATCTGCAGCCATAGTCAGGCTTAGGCGCAAAGATGTCATCATTTTCAATTTTTGTAATACGCGCAGTGATCCACGCTTTTAAGTCTTCAAACTGCGAGCGATTGTATGTATCATGTGGCACACGTTTTTCGAGGTCAGTAAAGCAAATCTCTGTAGATACTTCTTCTACTTCAGGATGACAAGCCATAATGACGGTTGCATAAAGCTTGAGCTGATCGTTGTAATCACGTTCTTTGCCTGATTTCCAATCCAACACATGTGCTTTTTGGTCATGCCAATAAATTGCATCGTAAATACCGCGAAGCCAATAATCAGGGTCTTTAAAGCTACAAGGCAACCACTCACGAGTAATGGCAAATTCAACTTCACATTGAGTCTTTTTATCGCGCAACTCATTGACGTAGGGTAGCCAAAAAAGATGCTGTTGCGGCAACATGCCTAGGCCAGTGATGGCATTTTCAAGCTCACTATGAATAAGCTTACCGCGTTCGGCAGCAGGGCCTGCAGGCTCTTGACGATGCTCGATTCGAGTAAGTTTATATTTATATGGGCATTGCTCATATGATTTGATTGAGGAATTTGAAAAGCCCATTATGTATTACCTTTTGCAGAGTCTTGGGCTATATGCACAACAGAGTTGTATG